AAGCATTGGAATTGTAACTCTCACATATGCAGGAACTGGATATAGTAGTGCACCAGCAGTAACATTTTCATCTCCAGTTGCTGGAGGAACCACTGCAATTGCAGAATCCTTCTTAAATGTCAATGGGGGAATTTCCACAATCAGAATAGTAAATGCTGGTTATGGTTACACAAGTGCTCCAACAATTTATATTTCTGCAGGATCTACTGTTGCATCTGGAAATTATATTTTTGGTGAAAGTGTAACTGGATCACTTTCTGGTGCAATTGGAATAGTTAAAAGTTGGGACGAAATAACAAAACAACTTAAAGTATCTGGAATGGGCACTGATTTTGTTATTGGAGATTCTATAGTAGGAGCAGCAAGTAGTGCAATTTATATTGTACGTGGGTACAATACTTATGAATTAGAAGAACCATCTTATGATTATAATGATGATATAGAAGAAGAAGCAGATGAAATTATAGATTTTACAGAAATCAATCCCTTTGGGGAAGTTTAACTAAATAAAATAAACTGCGTCTTATAATGTCAAGGCAAATAATATCCACAGGAGCAGTGCCAAATGATGGGACAGGAGATAACCTGTCCCAAGGTGCAGCTAAAATTAATCAAAATTTTACTGAAATTTATACAACTTTTGGAGATGGCATATCTCTCACTGGATTTCAAGGTGCTACTGGTGCACAAGGATCAACAGGACCTCAGGGGTTTCAAGGACCACAAGGAATAGGAGCACAAGGACCACAAGGATTAACAGGACCTCAAGGATTTCAAGGTAATAGTGGTGCTCAGGGAGATAGTGGTGCTCAAGGTGCTCAAGGGTTAACAGGTTCTCAAGGCAATCAAGGCAATCAAGGAGTTCAAGGAAATCAAGGATTTATAGGACCTCAAGGTTCTCAAGGAGATCAAGGTAATCAAGGCATTAGAGGACCTCAAGGAGTTTCTGGTTCTCAGGGAATTCAAGGTGCTCAGGGGGTTAGAGGACCACAAGGACCTCAGGGTGCTCAAGGTGCTCAAGGAGTTGGAGGACCTCAAGGTATACAAGGACCTCAAGGAGTTCAAGGATTTCAAGGATTTCAAGGAATTCAGGGATCTCAAGGTTCTCAGGGATTCCAAGGATTCCAAGGACCTCAAGGAGCAGGTCCACAAGGTCCATCTGGATTACCTGGTGGACCACAAGGTGCACAAGGACCACAAGGTGCACAAGGACCACAAGGTGCACAAGGAAGACAGGGTTCAGTTGGGTTTCAGGGATTATCTGGAATAAGAGGACCTCAAGGAATTCAAGGACCTCAAGGTGTTATTGGTGCTCAAGGAATTCAAGGACCTCAAGGAATTCAAGGACCTCAAGGTGTTATTGGTGCTCAAGGATTTCAAGGACAATTTGGAGGAGCACTTGAGTCTAGGTCAACAACTTCTACATCAACTGGAACAGTTGGAATTGGAAGTACAGTTAATATTTCATTTCCTGGACATAAGACTTATGTTTTAACTAAAGTGCAAACTTCAGCAGCATCTAGAACAGTTTTATACACTGACTCAACATCAAGAGACAATGACTCCTCTAGATTACAAGGAGTTACTCCAAATCCTGGATCTGGGGTAATTATAGATGTAGTTACAACTGGGCAAGAAATTCAATTAGTAAGTCCATGTGTAATAGGATTCAATAACGACACTCCAACATCAACAGATATATACGCTAAAATAGTCAACCAATCTGGAGTTTCTACAGATATTAGTGTTGATTTAACTATTCTCAAATTGGAACTTTAAAATGCTTGGTAGTTATTTTTATAATAAAGGAATTAGTAAAACAGTAATTGCTTTTGGAACTTTATTTAATAATATTCAAATAAGACATTTTGATGATGCTGATCAACCATTATCTGTTTTAAAAGTTCCTCTTGCATATGGACCATCTCAAAAGTTTTTAGCAAAGTTAGAGCAAAATCCATCAGGAGATAGAAAGATTGCTTTAACTTTACCAAGAATGTCCTTTGAGATGAACTCAATAGATTATGATGCATCTAGAAAGGCATCAGCAGTTCAAACATTTAAAACATCAAAAGTTTCAGATGGAACTGAATCTAGAAGAGTTTATATGCCAGTCCCATACAATATTGGATTTGAACTTAATATAATGGCAAAAATTCAAGATGATGTTCTTCAAATCATTGAGCAAATCTTACCATACTTTCAACCATCATTTAATGTTACTGTAAATATGATTCCAGAGATTGAAGAAAAAAGAGATATACCAATTGTTCTCAATAGAATTGGATTTAGAGATGATTATGAAGGAGATTATAGTACAAGAAGACTTATAACATATACTTTGAACTTTACTGCAAAAACATATCTGTTTGGATCAATTCCCCAAGATGATCAAGGACTTATTAAGAAGGTTCAAGTTGATTATGCAACTAATGCAATTAAGAGTGCTAAGAGAGAGGTACGATATACAGTAACTCCAAAGGCACTGGAGGATTATAATGATGATGGAATTATAGATAGTACTGATGATTCATTAATTGAATTTGGAGATGATTTTGGATTTAATGATACTATAGAAGACTTTGTAGACTTTAAATCCTATAGTACTTCTCAAGGAACAGATGTGGATGTTTAATTATGTCAGAAAAATATCAAAAAATAGAACAAGCACTGAACATTAAAACCGAAATTGTTCAGATAGATTCTGATTTAATGAAAAAAATAGAAGTTCCAGATGATCCACAAAAAGATTATGAATATACAAGAGGAAATCTTTATAGTTTAATTGAAAAGGGGCAAGAAGCAATTAATGGAATTTTAGAACTTGCTCAAGAATCTGGACACCCAAGAGCATATGAAGTAGCAGGACAACTTATTAAATCAGTAGGTGATGTTAGTGATAAACTACTAGATCTTCAAAAGAAAATGAAAGATCTAGATTCTCCACAGAAAGGTCCTACTACAGTTAATAATTCTTTATTTGTTGGGTCTACTGCAGAATTATCCAAACTTATAAAACAAGGACTTCTAAATAATGTAGACCAATGACACAGATGAAAGATCCAAAAGGTCCTGTAAAGGCATATAAATCTCCAGAGGAGCTTGCTAAAAAACATAATGTTCCTTTATCTGCAATTATGAATCAAGTGAAGATTGGAACTAAAATTGAAGGTGAGCATACCACAAGTAAAAGTGGAGCAAGAATTACTGCATTGCAACATGTTGATGAACTCCCAGATTACTATACGAAACTTAAAAAAGTTGAAAAAATTAAAGAAGGAAGTTTGCATCAGTGGTTTAAAGGATCTAAATCAAAGGGGGGAAAACCAGGGTGGGTTCAATCAGATGGATCTCCTTGTGCAAATGAACCAGGAGAAACTAAAACTCCAAAATGTTTTTCAAGTTCAAAATTATCAAGTATGTCTAAAGGTCAAATTTCTTCAGCAGTAAGAAGAAAGAGAGAACAGGATCCTGGACAACAACAGAAGACAGGTGCAGCAAAACCAACTTATGTTTCAACAGATTCAAAGAAAAAAATGAACAAAGAAGATTTTGTACTAGAATCAGATATTAAGGGTAAAGGCAGTGGTAAAAAAGATGCTTGCTACCATAAAGTAAAAGCAAGATTCAAAGTTTGGCCAAGTGCATATGGTTCTGGAGCACTAGTAAAATGCAGAAAAGCAGGTGCTAAAAATTGGGGAACAAAATCAGAAGAAAATACTCCAGAAGAACAATATAAAAAAGATACAAAATATTGCCTTCTTTGTAAAAAGAACGAAACCAGAGAAGAATGTTCTTGGGGACCAACTATGTGGGACAAATATACTATTAATAAATTTGATATTTCCAATGAATCAAAGATTTACGAAGATCACAAAGAGATTGCTTCTGGTAAGAAAAAGGACGAAGAAGGATATATGGCAAGGGTTGAGTTTGATCAAATTGAAAGAGCAGTTAATATCTTAAGAAAGCATATTAAAAAAGGGGATCAACAAATTCCTGCTTGGGTTCAATCAAAGATTACCAGAGCAGCAGACTTTATTGATACTGCAGCAGAATATATGCAAAGTGATGAAGATGTAAATGAGGCATGTTGGTCAGGATACAAGCAAGTTGGAATGAAAAAGAAGGGCAAAAAAAAGGTCCCAAATTGTGTTCCTGCAAATGAAGATACCTACAAAACTTTTTCTGAATTTATGCAGATAGCAGAAGAATGGAAACCCCTTCCAAAAGAAAAGATGATATCCAAAATGCAAGAAAAGGATAGAGTCAGAACTTTATCACAAAGAAATCCATCAGATACTAGAATCAGTAAAAAGGAACCAATTAGTAAAGTAAAAGAAAAAAGTAGAGTTGATAGGGAAGCAAAATTAGAAAGACAATCAAATATGATGAAATT